GATGAAGGTACTTACAAGCTTCCCTTCCTTTTGGTCATCATTAAGACGTCCAACAATACCGGGTTTGTTTTTATCAATATTGCCAAAATTGCTGGTAGCAATACTACCGTACAATCCAGAAGCTGATAAGGCAATTGTTTCATCCACGCCAAACAGTCCCGCGTCGGATGCCACGATAGTTTGCAAAGGTTCTGGCATAAGTCCCTTTTGGGCTGATTCATCTAAGAACAGGGCCACCAACAAGGCATGTTGAATTTCCCTTCGACGGAGTACCTTTTCTACACGTTCAATGGCGTAGGCCATCGTAATGTCAGGTTCATAGGGCTTTTGCCCGTCATAGACAAGTTCTGCCATGGATTGTACCGTGATACCTAGTTCATAGAACTTGGCCATGACATAGCCATAACGGGTCTTTGGGGTCACAACTTCTACACTTTTATCATTCAAAGTCATCCACCCCCAAGAAACGTTCTACCTTCAATCCGGAAGATAAACGGCGCGCCATTTGTGGTGCTTGGTCCTCATTATAGGCCTCTGTGAAGTCATCCAATGAGTCTTCCAACGTGAAGGACAAAGTGGCTTGTACTTCCCCATTACCTTCTAATGGGCTATCTACAATAGATACAAAGACAGGTACTGGACGTTCTTCATAATCAATGATAAAGGCCAGTGCCAATTTCACGTCTGAGAACAACCCGAGCCCTTCGTCTGATTCATCGATGGCCAACAATTCACGGATAACTGCCAGTGAGTAGTCGTTACGGTTCATGTTGTTGTCCTTGTATGAGGACGTTACTTCGTAAGCTACTTCTTGCCATTCCCGTTGGCTAACTGATGCCGATACAAGAACCTTTGTGAGTTCCACGTTTTCGTAGGGGCTTTCATTATTGTGCTTGGCTTCACGCGTTAGGGTGTATTCCCCAGTACGCAATCCTTTGTACAATAATGGAGCCAGTGTTTTGGCCACTGTATCATAGTCAGTTTGCTTTGGTTCTGCCGTAATGATAGAACCCAATGTTTGCTTTAACATGTGTTTTACTCTCCTTTGTTTAACTATGATACTATTATAGCACACAATACACACTGTGTCAACCCCTTAGTCAAACAAAAAAGGACCCAAATAAGGGCCCTTCCAAGTTATACTGTGAAACCGTTGCCGTAGGCCATGCCGTTGGCGTCGATATCCATGTATGTGAAGTCGTTCTTGTAACTATCCTCGTCCAATAGGTATCGGATAGCAGCTACAGCATATACTAGCGCCTGGCCATAGTGGTCCGGTTGGCTACTGTTCTTCTGCTTGATAACCTTGTGGAAGTTACCATCGTCGTCCTCTTCTTCAAGAATCATAATGTTCTTCAGGTGGTTCAACAATGTTTGTAACTCCTTGTCATGGGAATTGTTCCAGAACTTGATGTTACCGGACTTCAATTGGCTAATCATGAACATGTTACCTGATAACTTATCAAGGGTAACAAGGTTCCCTGCCTTATTGAAGCTTGGTTTGATTTCACCAACTGCACGTGATGGGTTCACCTTAACACCAAAGACTTTGTCCTTACCAAACTCTTGAATCAATCGGTTCACCTTGGTACCATTGTAACCTAGGTCAGCCAAGATGAGGTCCGGTTCATACAGGTTCAGTTCTGCAATGGTCCTATTGATGTCCGCGTCGATGTTCCTGTAGTCGTTTGTGACCGGTACCCTGACGAGGTTCAAAATATCCATCTTACCGTCGGGCCGTAACCCGGAGATAACGATGTGGTTGTCATGAGTACCCCAATCGATACCTGCGACGACTTTTGTGTAACCGAATCGGTCTGTGGAGGGAACTGTGCGTGTTTCATCAAGGTTACCCCATATGTCCCTATCCAGTACGGCCAAACTTTGGTCCAGGAAGGGTTCCCCGAGCACATAGTTGTGGAACGTTTGTAGGGACTGTGAGGCAAACTCTTTGCGCTTTAGTTGGTCCGCTGAGTATTTATTACCTTTAGTTTCCTAAAGGATTAGACTATATCTTGACCCACAGTTTTGGTAGTGGGTCCTCTGCGTTACGGATTATTTTTTCAAAAAGCTATGTAAAACTTTTTCAATACCCTCTTTACTTGTTATCTGATAGGGGATTTCAACCAAGTACAATCCTTTTTCCTTAGCATAGGTACGTTTAAGCTCATCATTTATTCTTTGCTTTTTGAAGTTTTCCTCCCCTCCAAAAAACGCAATAGGCTCATAATGTTGTTTTCCTTGGTATTCTATCAAAATATCTGACTCTGGTAGATAAAAGTCGTAGGAAAGATTATTTTTATTCTTTAAATCGGGAAACTTTTTCTGTTCCTCGTAGGGTGTACCCGAGTTATCTAAAACTTCTCTTATTAGTCTTTCCCCATTAGAACGACTACATATGCTACATCTTCTGCCTTGAAGAAACCCGTTTGGTTCTATCTCTATAATACTTCCACAAGATACATGTAATAAAGCCACCTTGGTTTTCCAGTTAACGTAAGTACCTAGAACAAGGTAATCATTTCCAGATAGTTCCCTAACTTCTTCCTCAAATTCAGCCTGTGTTTTCCTTAGCACACTTACTTTTCTAGCACATTCCGGGCAACGACTACCAGAATTAAATTCATCTGGGGTTACTTGATATACCAATCCACAGGAAACATGCTTCATCCACACCTTTTCCTTTGCGGAAGAATAAGGGCTAATAGCTTCATAGTCACCACCACCGAGACTTCTAACTCGTTCATAAAATATGTCAGGTTTTAACTTTTTTGAGGAACTTATCTTATCAGCTTTAATAGCCATTGCACAAGTAGGGCACCCTGTTCTTTTTAGCACATTTTCTGCTATAGCCTCCCATGTCGTCATGCAATTTAGACACTTTACTACAACCTTGTTCTTACTACCTGTGTAGTCACTCATTAGAACAAGACCTCTGCTTGAATTATTATAGTCGAACAGCACCTTGTACTCCTCGGCTGTTCTTTTTCTAGGCATATACCTACTCCTATTGCTTTGGTTTTAATCCTCTTATACCCTTCTCAGTGGCCCCGTTTGGCCACCTATGGGTAACTTTAGTCGTTCGGCTTTTATGGTCCTTTATGGCCCAATTTAGCACGGGATTACCTCTATCCTTCATGAGGACTTAGGATTTCTTACCAGGGTATTCGTGTTCCATACGAAACCTTATTTCCCCTATGCCCGTTTAACAGAGTTTATTTATACCCCGTAAGGTAACGTGTGAGCCTCATTTAACCCACACGGCGTTAAGTTGTGAAATGAAGTATCCTGAGATTTCTTTACGTTCTGGGTGCATAGCAACCCACCTACCGTTATACCAGCGGTCTATATGAAGACCTCATTGTTGGCACACGAAGTCGAACGTTCCATCTTCTACTTCCATACTATCCTCATGGAACCCAGAAGGGTTAATCATGCGGATGTTACCTGATTGTTCTAAGTTGTTCTCGTCGTAGTCCGCATACTTTAACTTGTTATCGAATCCACAGTGTGTACACTTGTGTACATAATACTTCATGTCGGACTTGTTAAAGATGCGGTCAATGCCGTACCCCGGAATTGTCGGGGTACTAAATCTCCGGAGCACTTTGAACTTAGATGAGGCCATAGACTCGGTAGCTGAGTCCTCGGCCTGGTTTCCTACTCTATCATATTCATCGAGCGCCAAGTAGTCGATGTCAATACCTTCGACGGAACCGGACTTTGATGAGCTTCGGAAAATTAAGAAGGAATCCCGAATCTGTTTTTCCTTCATTGAGCTCTTTCGTGGGTCAACAATTGTTGCGTAGTACCCTTTTGAAAGAACTGGGTCGAAACGTGTCTTGACGAAGGTGTCAAGCTGGCGGATTGTCGGAAAGGCATAAAGGGCCTTCACGGAAAATTCTGAATGTGTATCAACGAACCAAAGTGTATCCGCAGCGTGCATCTCACTTACACTCTACCGCTACTTTCGTAGTACTTTAACACCCTATATAGGGTCGGGTTGGGCTAAATCTTTGACCACATTTTGGTGTGGCCATCCTTGCGTTACAGTACCCCGCAGGTACCTCTTATACTCTTATCCAGGAACCCTTTTGTCCCCATCTGAGTAGCTTTAGCCTCGAGGCCTTTATGGTCCCTAGTTAGAACCAATTTAGCACGGTGGGTCGGCTCTGCCCAATTATGGGTTTAGCTTTTCTTACCAGGGTATTCGTGCACCTTTGTGTGCCTTAGTTCCCCTATGCCCGTTTAACAAGGATTTTCTATAGGCGTTACCACCTAAAGGGGCTAAATTAACCCGAGTTGCCTGCTCTTCATAACTGCTTTGTTCGGGTGCATATCATTAATAATGTCAACCTGCCCGAATTTTCTATCAGGTTTCCCCGTAGTCAGACTATATCTTGGCCCACAGTTTCGGTAGTGGGCCCTCTCCAGTTACTT